CCTGGCGGGCAAGGTCGACAAGATCGTCGAGATCGACGGGGCGATCACCATCGTCGATCACAAAACGACCTCGCAAAACATCATCGATCCGGCAGCGCCGTATTGGCGTCAACTCCAGGTCGACAATCAGGCCCAGTTCTACTGGTGTCTGGCGTTGTCCAACGGCCTGGAGGTCAAGAACGTCATCTGGGACGTCGTGCAGAAGTCGTCTGCCCGACCTCGCAAGTTGACCAAAGCGGATCTCAAGACCGTTACGAATGATGGCATCTATTGTGAACGGCAGTGCTCCGAGGCGGCGATCTCTCACGCGATCAGCGAGGGCACCGAGAATCCCGAACTCTTCGGGTGGAGGATCGCGGCCCAGGAGATGATGAGGTATCAGCGGGTCACCCTGCCTCGGACGAACGAGGAACTGGTCGAGTTCAATGCCCAGACCTGGGACATCTCCCAGGACATCCTGGGGACGCGGAGATCGAACCGTCACCACAAGAACCCGAGCGCATGCCTGCTCTACAACTCGCCCTGCGAGTACCTGGGTGTGTGCTCGGGGCACGACACGATCGATTCACACAACTGGATGAGCGTCGAATCGGTGCACCCTGAACTCGGCGACGAGGTTCCGGTCGAGGATTCGATCACCAACTCACGGTCGACCTGCTTCCTGACCTGTCGACGCAAACACATGTACCGTTACGAACTCGGAAGACGCAGAGTGAAAGAGGAAACCAAGGAGGCTTTCCAGTTTGGAAATGCGTGGCATCACTTGATGGATCAGTGGTGGACGCAAATTTGTGAGAGGGCATAACTATGCCAAGCGCAGAGAAGGGTCAGCGGTCATCGCGGTCGCCCGCCCTGGCGCGAGACTTCTTGAAAGAGATCTCGACCGCCATCACGAGTCGCCCGTCAGCGGGTGTCATCTACGGACCGGCAGGTGCGGGGAAGTCGTCGACGACTGCCCATGCACTGTCGCCGGTTGTCCAACCGTTTGCGGCGGAGAACACCTGGGGGCTGCTGAAGCAGTCAGGTGCCATCCCCAAGGATCTCGCAGTCCTGCCACCGGCAGAGACCTGGGATGATCTGCTGGGTGCTCTCGATCAGTTGATCGAGGGGAAGCACGAGTACAAGACGTATGTGCTCGACACCCTGGCGTGCGCGGAGCGTCTGTGCCACGAGCACGTCTGCAACCGCGACTACGCGGGCGACTGGTCGGATCGTGGATTCATGGGTTTTCATCGCGGCTTCGATGGGGCACTGGGCGACTGGAGGACGCTCATCGAGCGACTCGATGCACTGCGGGATGCTCGTGGAATGGGAATCATCCTGGTCGGTCACGCGACGGTGAAGTCGATGCGTGATCCCAGGCTCGCACCGTTCGATCGGTGGACCGTCGACCTGCACCCGAAGACCTGGGCGATCACGTCCAGGTGGTGCGACTACGTCTTCTTCGAGACGTTCCTCTTCGACACCACTGAGGACGGCAATCGGACTCGGGGTCACGGTGGTGATGAGCGAGTAATCTACTCAAATCTCGATGCGAGTTACGAGGCGAAAAACCGCTTCGGGATTAAGGAACCAATTTCCGCTGGCGACTCGGCGAAGGAAGCTTGGTCAAACATCGTTCGCGCGATCAGCGCGTCGAAGAACGGAGGTGAGTGATGCCGGGTTACGACGAAGGTGTGCACTCGTGCACGATTGTCTCCCAGGGGTTCGGGACGACCAAGAACGGAACCGAGTACTTCGGCCTGATCGTGATGCCCCAGGGCGGGCAGTACGAGCGGGAGGTTTCGCTCTGGGTCAACTCCGAGCCGAACATCGAGCGGACGACTGACCGCCTGAAGTCCCTGGGCTGGGACGGCGAGGATTGGACGACGCTCAATCCCGCCGCCCAGGACGGTCACAGTTTCAAGGGGGTGACCGTCACCCTGGTGAACCGTCACTCTGAGAAGGGGTACGACAACTTCGATTTCCCTGGACCGCCGCCGACCGTCAGGGTTGGCAGCAACGACGAGTTGGCGAAGAAACTGAACCGACTCACCAATTCGGGGAAGAAACCGGCAGTGACAAATGTGTCACCGGCAGTGACAAATCCGTCACCGGTCGCCGATGAGGAGGTGCCGTTCTAGGTTGTGGCAACGGTGAGTGGCGACACCAGGGTTCGAGTCCCTGGCACCGTTCTCCTGGGTGTTTGAAGGCACCCAAGATCTGCGGTCAACTGGTCTCTGTCAGGTTGGCAACATACACGCAGACAGCAGGGTGAGGGTGCTGCACCAGTCGGCAATGCCGAGGGGTTCGGGTGAAGTGGAAAGCAGCATTGCCCAATAGACTGCGACCGACTACCTAACTGGAAACCTCAAAGTGATGATCACTTTAGGAAGACAGGGGGTGGAGGGAGCGACAGGGATCGGTACGCCCCGACTGTGATCGATCAGATCGTTAACCCACACAAATACGAGGACGATGCTATGAGTTGGGACGCAATCACAGACTACCTGGAGGAGGCCGAACTGACCGTCCTTTCGGCGGACGGGTTGGAAGACGCGGCGATCGGCGTCGCGAAGAACCCCGAGGTCGACGAGATGATCCTGGTGTACTCGATCGAGAAGTGCCTGGAGATCCTCCAGGAGACCAACGAGTGGACGCTCGATCAGGCAATGGAGTACTTCGACTTCAACACCCTGGGTGCCTACGCGGGCAAGGGCACCCCGATCTTCGTCCACCTGATCCACGACAGTTCGCCTTTGGGCTATGGGGGGAACGGTGAAGATCACAGCACTTGAAATCTACCTCGCCTATCCCAGGAAGGTCGCCCGCATTGCCGCCATGGCAGCGATCACCAAGGCTCTGGGTAGCACCGAGCATCCGATCGATCCTGTCACGCTCCTGGAGCGGGTGACGCACTATGCTCGCCACTGCAAGTCCAAGGAAAAGCAATACGTCCCACACCCGGCGACATGGTTCAACAGGGGGAGCTACTTCGACCTGGACGACGACCCTGATGCTTGGCCCATCGGGCCGGATATCCCTGTTGCCGAGGCATGGGGAATGATTGTCGAGGTTGTTCGGACGGTCGGTCGTCACACACCTGGGGCGACGAGAACTCCAGGTGACGTCCTGCCATCTTTTGTCTACGATACCGTCAAGAAGATCGGCTGGAACAAGTTCTGTGACATGACCGAACGTAATCGAAACGATATCAAGGAGCAGTTCCGTATCGCATACGAGCGAGACGGGGGACAAATTCATGGACGAAATAGAGAGACGATTGACCGCTCTCGAAGGGAAGGTCAAGATGGAACTCGGCAACGACAACGCGACCGGTAATGCGTGGCGGGTAATCGATGCCAACTCGGAGCGGTTGAAGAAGATTGATGATGTTATCTGGAAGGGAAACGGCAAGGACGCTCTGGTCACGCAGTTGGTTCGGCTGCGAACGGAGATACGGACGATCGCCCTGGTGCTCGGCATTATGATGCCGGTCGCCGTCAAGGTCATCGACGTGCTATGGACTTCACACGCACACTAATAGTCCTGACATCATTGGTGTCCGCCCTGGTTGCTGGACCTAAGTCCGCCAGCGTCCAAGTGGGCGGGTGCTCAGGCACAGTCGTCCAGGTCACCGGTCGGACTGCCTGGATCATCTCTGCAGAACACTGTTCACGTCAGGTCGGGTCGCCGAGGGTCGAGTCCTCGTTGGGTTGGTCTTCAAGCGCAGTCCTCCGACACTCGGACAAACGACTCGACCTGGCGCTTTACTCTACGAAGCTCCCGAAGGGGGCGACCCAGGATGCCGTCTCGATACCTGGGTCGATGCCGAAGGGGACACCGGTCGCCTGGGGGTATCCCGGCGGCAAGGGTCCTACCGAGGCGACCCTGGTCTCCACGGGTTCACGGGAGTTCTCCAACATCGCAATCCCGAAGGCGACCTACGATGTCCTCAAGGGTCGATTCCGCAACGGGTCCAGCGGCGGCGGGGTGTTCGTCGGTGATTCCCTGGTGGGAGTCCAAACCCATGGAAAAGACGACAAAGAGGTGTATGCGACCTCATTAGCCGATATCCGAGCCTTCAGTTTCGCCTCTAAGGCACGTTGTGGGGTCGACCTGATACCTGGGTCATCCGATTTATCGAGTCCCCTGAAGAGCGACTCAGACCGGACGGCAGCGATCGCAGAGATCCGGCGGCTCCTGAAAGGTCTCCAGGCAAAGCCCGGTCCTCCTGGTCCCCAGGGAGCACCTGGACCGGCGGGCACCAATGGAATCGACGGCAAAGACGGTACTGATTACGATGTGTTGAAGCGGCGTGTCCAGACCCTGGAGCGCCGCGTGATTGAATTGGAAACGTGGCGAACAAACTTTCGGGCGACGTTCCGCCTGAGAGTCACGCCCAGGAAAAAGGAGTGAGACCATGGCGAGTCAAGTAGATCTTCAGGCGCTGCTCGAAGCGGCGAGCGGCGAGCGTTTGGCACAGCAGAGTGCTGCGAACAACTCGTTTTTGCAGATGCTGGACCGGTCGTTTGGAGTCAATTTCAGTTCGGTGGACACGGCTGAGGCATTCGCCAGTCGAGTGCTGATCCAGTCCAAGGACGGCCCGTCAGCGTAGTGGACGTCCAGGCCGAAGCAGATCGATTGATCGGTCTTGACCAATCAGGTCGGGACCGGGAGATGGTGGTGGTCGCCCTGCGCCTGGGACAACAGGCGCAGCGGTCCTGGGACGAGATCCGCAAACTGGACGAGGAGCTACTGTATGGTCTCACCGGTGTTCGAGAAGGGAATGTCGGCTCACCTGAAGGGGAGGAACCGGTTCCTGAATATGTGGACTCATGACGTCGCGGAACGAATGAAGATCCGCCGCAAGTCGCTCGCGACCGACGCCGGCCTGGACGAGTCGTACGACGTTGGGACGTACCCGCCTGGGGTGGAGACGGTCAACATCACCAAGGGGACCAACCCGATCGCCGCAGCGGTCCTGACATCAGTTCTCCTGGGCACCGGCGGGGCGGGTGCCCTGGGCGCTGCGAATCTCATGGGGATGTTCGACAAGGCGGCACCGGCGGCGGCGGTGACACCGGAGGATCAGGTGTTCGATGTCTTTATTGAGGGAGCAGCAGGTCATGGAGGACCGAAAGTCGAGGTACGTCCCAACCCTGGAGCAGATCCAGGAGGCGTGCCAGGAGATCCGAGACGGGTGGAGTAAGGAACGGTGGGCACGGGAGACGGGTCCGACACCCTGGGAGATCCCGGTGATTGGGGGCGCAAAAAAAAAGCTACCCAGGCACGACTCTGCGTGACTAGGTAGCGGGGTGAGGGTCGCTCAGACAGCGACGGTGTTGATGACGAGTCCGCACCGTGCGTCCATGACACCGTGCAGCAACTGGGTCTTCTGGACGATCGCCTCGGGGCGAACACCCTTCATGACCTCAGTGAACCCGTTGAAGAGACTCCAGGCAGTCCGCTCCTGGAACTCAGGGTGGGCGGGAGTCCGCCACTGCTTGAGCACCCTGGGGATCTTCGTCGGGCCGATGACCTTCGAGTCGAGGGCATCGATCAGGGTGTCGTTGACCTCCGAGTCAGTCAGCCCTGAGTTCTGGTAGACGGCGATCCGCTTGTCCTGGATCCGCCGATGCTCTCCCAGGAGGGCAACCGCATTGGTCACCAACCTGGGCAGGTCCGCCTCGATGTGGCGAGTGTGCCGCCTCGAGACCTGGACCTCTCCAGAGAAGGAGAGGTTGTCGCAGACCATCACTCCACTGCCCATCGCGAATGCGGCGGACAGCGATCGGTCGTGCGAGTTGCGACTGCCGATGATCAGTCCTCGATCGTCATCGTCATCGCCATCGCTGACCTGGAACATCCCGAAGTACCGGGCGTCCTTCAGTCCCTGGTGGTCCGACGTGCCGTGGACCTCCTGGATGACCCTGAGTCCCTTCGACTCGAATGCCGCCCTGGTTGCCTCGACCAGGGTGTGGTGTGGAATGGGGAAGTGAGACGCCGTAGGCGACGGAGTCTTGACATTCGACAGGTAGTCGAAGTCCACACGATTCTGAGAGTAGAAGTTCAGGTTAAGCATCTGCTTCAGCCTCCTTTTTCTTGTCAGTCTCTCGCTGCTGCTTCCGCGTGTAATCGGGATCAGAAACCCGAAGAAGTTCGATCGGGACGACCGAGCCGAGTTCTTCGAGAAGAGCGATCAGACATCTGGCGATGACGACTGCCCTGGCACCCGACTCCCTTTCGTATGATCGACCGCTGCGTTCGTTGTGATGGGGCCACTCGAGATCGAGCGCCCGTATAGTCCCGGTGACGTTGCCGTGACTCACCGGGAACCCCAGTTGGTTCTTAGCCCGTTTCGCGAGTTCGGCGATCGTCATCGTCTCGGACTTGATGTCCGCCCAGTTGGCGATAATCCAGTCCTCGAGTTTCCGCAGGGTCTTTCTGTCCATGCGGTTGGAGTACTTGCGCCGCGGTTTGCGACCCAGGTCGGGTTGGTCTTCGGACATCTCTATGAGTCCTCCTGGCATCGATTCAGGATGCGACCGATCGTGACGTGATGCCAACGTCCTGACCGGGCCTGGAAGTCACTCGCTTCCAGTGTGCGGGTGATCGCGCGGTTACTCTGCCCCTCCAGGTGGAGGCGCTGAACCATCTCGATCACCTGCTGTTCACTCTCGTCCTTGACGAGATCTTTGCCGACCCTGGTGAACCCGAAGGGTGCCTGGGCAGACATGGCGCGACCGGCTCGCTGGTGTCGCTTCATCGCGTACGACGTCTTCTCGCCAGTCAGGTCTTTCTCGAACTCCGCCTGGAGCAGGAGTTGACCAATCATGAATCGACCGACCGCACTTGAGCAGTCGATCGAGCATCCGCCCTGGTCCGCCAAGTGGAGCGAGATGCCTCGCTTGGTCCACTGACGCACCCAGGCGATGCCGTCTGCAGCATCGCGGAACAACCGGTCGAGACGTTGCACGACCAGGATGTCTCCGCGTCTCAGGCTGGCAACCAACTGCCCGCCTTCAGGTCGCTCCGCCAGGGGAGTCCCGCCGCTGACCGCCGGGTCAGAAAAGGTAGTCAACTCGACGTCCTCGCCGAACTGGTGTCGAGCATACGACTCGCACCGCTCGGCCTGGACCTCGATGCTCTCACACTCTTCCTGGTTCCGCCTGGGCGAGAACCGGCGGTAGACCTTGTGAAGTCCTGACATCACTCGTCCTCCTTCTTCTTCTTGAACGCCTTCAGTTCCTCGTCGGTCACCTCCTTGAAACGCGACTGGTCGTGCTCGTAATCCTCGCCCATGATTCCAGAGTCGGACGGGTACTCGTAGTTGTCGCTGGTCGGCCTTGGGATAGGCATCGTAGTTCTCTCTTTCTTTGGGTTGGTTAC